GCGTTCCGTGCCTACGGGCACAGCCACCAACACCTGCTCGCCGAATCGGTGTTGCGGCCGCGGGAGTTTCAGGGGCGCCTGGTGCGACCGCTGCAGCCTGGGCGGACCACGCTGGCCGTCATCGTGTTGCGCGCGCCGGCCGACGGCGCGCTGCGGGGCGCCGCGGCGTTGCGCACGCTGCGCCGGCTGACCGGCTTCCACAGCGTCACCGAAATCCGGCCGCCCGCCACGCTCGAGCCCGCCGCGATAGCCGCGGTTGCGACATTCGTGCACGCCGATCGCGCCTCGGTCGTCAACTCGCTGACGGCACTGGCCGAGATCGAGGAGGCGGGCGAGATGTTCGTCGAGGACCTGCAATTGATCGGACACGCCCCCACCCCGTCCTGAGCCGCCGCGCCACTTCTCCTGGAAGGCACGCACCATGACCGCGCCGCACAGCGCGCCCCTGCGCGACGACACCAATCCGCCCATGAACCTCGCATTCAGCGACGAGCAACAGGCGATGCGCGACGTAGCCAAGGGGTTCGTGGACCGTTACTGCTCACGCGACGCGGTGCGGCAATGGGATGACGACGGGGTGTTCCCGCGCGACCTGTACCTGCGGATGGCCAAGATGGGCTGGCTCGGGCTGATGGTGCCCGAGCAGTACGGGGGCACCGGCGGCTCGCTGCTGGACATGGTGGCGGTCTACGAGATTAGAAACACCGCCAACAAACGCTATAGTTGACCCGTGACCGCAACCATCGCCGCCCCTCGGACCACTCGCAACGCCGCTAGTAGCAAATCTAAACACCGACGGGCGCAACAGCTTTCGCGGCGAGCAGCGATCTACGTTCGCATCAGCCTCGACAGCACCGGCGAGGGTCTGGGTGTGCAACGCCAGGAAGAGGACGCCCGCGCGATCATCGAGGCGCGCGGCTGGACGTTGGCCGGGGTCTACTCCGACAACTCGATCAGCGCCAGCGACTCGAAGAAGTTCCGACCGGGTTACGCCGAGCTGCAACGCGACTACGCCGAGGGGTTGTTCGACGCCCTGGTGGTCTGGGACCTGGACCGGCTGACCCGCCAGCCCCGCCAGCTTGAGGACTGGATCGACGCCGCCGAGGGGCGCGGCCTGGCGCTAATCACGACCAACGGCGATGCCGACCTGACCACCGACGGAGGCCGGATGTACGCCCGAATCAAGCTCTCGGTCGCCCGCGCCGAGATCGAGCGCAAGTCTGCCCGGCACAAGCGCGCCCTTCAGCAGCACGCCCAGGCCGGCAAGGTGCCGCACGGCCCCCGGCTGTTCGGCTACACCGTCGCCGGGAACGTCGATCCGCAGGAGTCGGTGATCGTCATCGACATCTTCGAGCGGTTCTACGGGGGTGAGTCTCTGCGGTCGCTGGTGCGGCTGCTGGAGGACCAGAAGGTGCCGACCCGCTCGGGCAGGCCCTGGAACACCCGCACCGTGCGCGACATGCTCACCAACCCGCGTTACTCGGGATGGGCGGTCTACCAGGGCGAGATCGCCACCGACAACGACGGCAACATGGTGCGCGGGCAGTGGTCACCACTGATCGGCGAGGACACATTCGACGTGATCCAGGCCCGGCTGTCGGACCCGTCACGCAAGACCAACCGCGTCGGCACCGACCGCCGCTACATCGGCTCGAGCCTGTACCTCTGCGCGAAGTGCGACGCCCCGGTCCAGACCGTCAACGGCGGCAAGTACTTCTGCTCCGGCCACCTCACCCGCGATCACCGCCACGTCGATGCGTTCGTGCTCGACGTCATCGCCGCCCGGCTCGCCGAGCCCGACCTTTCGGGCCTGCTCGCACCCGTCGGCGACGACATGAAGCCCGTGGTCGAGCAGAGCAAGGTGCTGCGCGCCCGGCTGGCCAAGATCGACAACGAGTACGACGAGGGCATCATCGACGGTCGCCGCTGGCGCTCGGCCAAGGACAACGTGCAGGCCAAGCTCCGCGAGAACGACAAGAAGCTGGCCACCCGCAAGGGCGGCGCGGCGCTGGGCAAGATCGCTGAGTCACCCGACCCCGCCCAGGCATGCCGGGACGCATCGCTGATGGCGCAGCGGGCGGTGATCGACGCACTGTGCACTGTCAAGCTGCACCGCCAGCCCAAGGGCCGGTTGAAGCGCGACCCGTTGACCCGCCGGGAGGTCATCGACCCGGCGACCGTGGACATCGGCTGGAAGCGGTAGTGCCCACAGTTAGCGCTAGTCTGCGACACTGGACCATCATGCTACGAATCATGCTGTGCGGGGCGGCTGACACACATCTGGTGCAGGCACAGTTTGCAAAGGTCGTAAACGACCTCGGTGGTGAACCCATGCACTATCTTTCCGGGCAGATTCATTACCTCAATATGGTCTCGGCGAGCTGGGATCGCAATTCTAAAAGTACAGTTGCAAGCGCAGATCTGTGTGTCTTTGTGATACTCGAGCGATACGGCGAGATCACCTGGTCAACCGAGTTACAAGAAGCATTGAACAACGGGAAGCCGTTTATCATCTTATGTCGCGATGACACGTACAAAGCCTACTTGACTTTGAAGAGGGACGTCGACGTTCTCACTGCGATAAAAGATCCCGACAAGCGTCATCTCATCGAGATACTCACTGAAATGGAATCCGATAGACAGCTCACCATCGTCCAGTTCAGCATGGAAACTTTTCCGGAAATTTTACGGCGGGAAGCGGCGAAGCTGTTTCAGTATGCGGTGACCCTACTGGCGCAACGTTTCAAGCGCGAATCGCTAGCTAAACTTCTGCAATCTCCTGATGCCCTCACCCCTGGTGACCTGGTAGCCGCCGAGGAGATTGCCCTCGACGAGTTCGAGGAAAAAGCGTGGCGTAAATCTGCGGTCAAAGCGTTGGCTCAACGTGGATCTGCTAGTTCTGACACAACGATCGCGCTAATCCGAAGCCCGGAACAAGGAGTTCAGCGCCTGGCGTTCGATCTTCTTCCCCAACTTCACAGGCCGCGACCTCCCGATCCGGACTTTCTGGACGACTGTGTGGCGGTTGCGAACCGGAGTGACGATCTCGGGGTTGCTCGACGCCTCGTTCCGGCGCTCTTTGACATCGATGTAAGGGCCGCTGTTCATGCATTGCGCGGACTGGAACTGGCCGAGGTGGTTTCGCGATGGCGTCTAGCGGCACTACTCGTCGAGCATGAGGCCGAATATACCGGCGCCCATGTCCGCGACGAGGTAGTAGAACTACTGATCAAATGCCTTCGCGACTCAAAGGACCCAAGCTGGCAGACTAAGGCACGCGAGTGTATTGCGAGACTCCAGGCCAAGGGTGACTCGACAGAGTTAATGAGGTAATTTGGGATGATAAGCAGCGGTGAAGGCTGGCTTTCTTATGTGTACCGACAAGGTTCACGTCGGCGAGCTGCGTAATCATTCGTCGGTGCGTTCTTGGTGCCGAGCCTCCATGTCGGCTATGAATTCACCCCATAGGTCGGGATGCGCATACGGCAGAACCATCCAGTGCAGGTCTTGCCCGCTGTCTTCGCCGCCTGCCGTTCCCAATGCCTGCATGCGGGTGTGGTCCTCAATCAGCACCATTTCTGCCACGCCCGCGACACGTTCCAAAACCGGCCCACTCGCTGTAGTCACCCCAAAACGGCTTGAGATGGTGCCTGTTCATCTCGGCGTCAGCGATCTTGTCGCGGTGATTGATTGTCGGTTATCCCCCCAATTAGATTATCCCCCCAATTAGAGTGGTGCGCTTCGCCCGCCGCCGGTCGGCGGTATATAGAGGTAGGCACCCGCAGCCGCTCAGCCGCTAGTCGGCGTTGCCCTTGAGCGCCGCCAAGGCCTGGTGCGGTGGTCTCCAGACCGCCGGATCGAGTGCTGCGGGACCGATGGTGGTGAGGTCATCGGGAATCGGCGCGCCGATGTCCGAGACGCGCACGGTCACCGCCTCGTCAACGCTGGTGGTGCTGACCACCACGGCCTCGCTCAGCACCTCGGGATCGACGGTCAGCAGGCCCTTCTCGATCAGGCCCATGAGCATGATGTGGGTGTAGATCACGCAATTGCAGATGCGCGCGATCCCCGATGCAGCGGCGTAGTACCGCTGGTCGATGTCCAGGTCGCGGATGACCGGCGACCTCGGTGACTGCGCGTGGATGATGTCGCCGTAGAGCCAGGCGTACATCAGTTTCCGGTCGGTGGTCGCGCCGCTGGGAGTCGCCACCGAGTACGCTTGGGCACCGAGGTTGGCGTCGAGGACGATGCGCCAGGACCTGTGCCACCAGGCTAGGTCAATCTCCTCGTTGAGCTTGTCGGCTCCGACCAGAACCTCAAGGGCGTTGAGGGCTTTCTCGTAGTAGATCGGCTCCTTGCGGAGGATAAGCGGGCGTACTCGGCTCGCCAACGATTCCAGCGCCTCTTCGGGAGGGTATTCGGCCTTGCGCCGGTGGCTCTCCTCGCCGGTCTTGGTGTTGACCGTGACGACGACGGTGACCTCGCCCTTGTGGAGCTTGGTCATCAGCGTGGCCTGCTCACGGATCAGCGAGTGCGCCATCACCCGCCGGGTTCGCAGCAGGAACCCCTCGATGACGGCTTGAGGTGTCGGTGTTGAGGCCATGACCCGCACTGTAAGACCTCCGACCGACATTCAGTGGCGGCGCTGACCCGCAGCGCCCAGGATCGATCCGGTCAGCCGACCTCGAAGCGGCTGGAACCTCGGCGCGACGGGTCGCCGCTCAGTGCGTGATACATAGAAGTAGTGGATGACCCGATGAAGTCAGCGCCCAAGCTGGAGGACTACGCCGACATCCGCGAGTTTCTTCGAGACTGGGAGACCTACTGGGACCAGACCAAACCGACCGGACGCGCCATCCTGGAGCGGGCGGCGCGGTTGGCAAACGACGCTGCGGTGGCGGTTGAGATGCAACTTGGGCGCATCCGCGAGGGGCTGCGGAGCGGCGATCCTGATGCGTTCTGGAAGGTGCTTATCGACGTTGAGTTTCTGATCGCCTCGCTGTGGAAGATGCGGCTCGCCGGGAAGCTCGCTCAACCAGTCATGGGACAGAAGTGGAGCGCACTCCGCGAGTTCGACACGGCTGTTCCCGACCTGAAATTGATGCGAGACGTTATGCAGCACGTTGACGAGTACGGGCGGGATGATGCCGGTCGGCACGACAAGCGCGTCGGACGCCGGTCGCTGCACACGATGCAGTTTGGCGAGCGATCGTTCAGTTGGCTTGGCGGAACAATTGACTTCGACCGTGCCCGCGCTGCCTCGGTCGAGTTGAGGTCAGCCATCCGTGCAGCGCGTGATCAGGCTGGGCAGTCAGGCAAGGGGCGACTCTGCGACACGCCCACGGCCACAACAGGATTCGCGTCAGCCGATCCGCCGCCGTAGGTACGTGGGCGGCGGCGGCATCCGACCCTCGCGGGCGCGGCGCTCGACCTCGACCGGCGACGCGAACCCCCACTGCGCTCCGGCGGCGTGGACCAGAACATCGTGCGCGACGACCACCGCCGCCAGGGCATCGGGCTGGTGCTGACCGGCCTGCCAGCCGCACGCAGCCGCCTCCAGGTCGGGTAGGTAACCGGCGATGCGACAGGTGCCGACTGCGAGCGCCTGTAGCAGCGCGGAGCTGCGGGCCACGGCGTCCCCCTGGCCGCGACCGCTCGCCTTCGGAGGCCAGGTGGACACTTTGATCGGTCGGTCGAGCTTGGCGCGGCGTAGGGCGTCGTTGACCACGCGGCGGTAGGTCTCGCGCGCGGCAAATCCTTCAACGGCTATCTCCGACGCGCCCACATCGACCGCCAGATCGACTGCCGCCCTGGCCCATTGGTCGGAGGTCATGGGCGCGGACACGTCGGCGATCACCGCCACCACGCCGTCGCCGGTCAGAGACGCCGCGACGATGCCGCAGGAGTCACCGGAGCCGCTGTCGGCGGGGTCTACGCCGACCACGGTGCTCACGGGCCGGAGCGGTGTGCTGGGAAGTCGCCAGCCATCGAGCCACTCGCGTTTGACCAGACCGCCCTCGGGCGCTGCTGGAACACCTTCGTAGAGCGCGTACCAGGCCCGTTCGCCGGAGGTGCGCCGCGCGGCGGCGAAGTGATCGGCGGTGAACCCGAGCGCGCTCGTCATCGCCACGCCGGGAACGCGGCTCAGGGCATCAGGGACGCCCGATTCCGCCACCGCTGGCACGTTGGTGTGGGTCCAGACATCCGGCTCGGAGTCGAGCAGCTCACCGGCCAGATCGTTGGGGTGCCACCGTGTCATCACCAGCAGCGTGCTGCCGCCGGGATGGACGCGGGTTGCCAGCGTGCTCCGGTACTCCGTGATGATCCGGCGTCGGTGGGCGGCGCTGTCGGCCTCCTGGGCGTCCTTGACCGGATCGTCAATGACGAGCAGCGAACAGCCCATCCCGGTGACGCCGGAGTTGATGCCCGCTGCCCTCAGCCCGCCGCTGCGGCCTTCGATCCTCCAGCGGCCCACCGCCGTTTTGTCCTGGGCCAGCCGGAAGCCCAGGTACTCAGCGTGGTCGTTGATGATCCGCCGCGCCTCGCGGGAGTGTTCTTCGGCCAACTCATCGGAGTAGCTGACCACCATCACCTCGGCATCAGGATCGCGCATCAGCGCCCATACCACCGTCCACACGGCCAGCAGCCGCGACTTGCCGGTGCGGGGCGGGGTGGTGATGATGTCGCGGCAGTCCGGTTCGGTCACCGAGGCCACGGCGATGTCCGACAGCAGCCGGATCGTCGGCGTCACAACGAACTTCGGGTCCAGCCGCCGGGCCAGCTCCGCGGGTGAAGATGGACGCCGCCGCTGGCGCCCAGACCGAACGGCCCTGGCGGCGGTCAGCGTTGCGATGGAATCAGCGGTCACGGCGCTCATCCTTTGATCATGCCGACTAAGAAGAAGGACACAGCCACCGCAACCTCAGCCCGGGGCGCGGCGGCGCACGGGCCAGGCTCACCCTGGCGCGTAAGGTCCACAGTCTCAGCGACCTGGGCGACTCGTCATGCCGGGGTCAGTCGGCCTAACGGCTGACGGGGGCGGCGGTCAGGGTCACGCAGCCGTCCCGTTCAGATAGTCCGCAACGAAGCTCGCGCACTCCGCGGTCCACAGGTCGTCGCGGGTCCAGTCGTGGCCGCAGCGGGCGCAGCGGTACTCGCAGAGCAGCCGCTTGCCGCCGCTCCAGGTGACCGAGGTCGGCACGGTCAGGCTGGTCATGCGAACCCCGCGATCGGGCTGGTGATGGCCGAGTGGATTGCAGACCGGGCAGTAGTCCTCCAAGAACCGGAGGTCACTGTCCTCTCGGGTAACCGTGACGGTAGTCGCGTCGGTGAGGCTGGTCATGGAGTGTTCTCTCCTTCGATGGATGTCATTGGTTGTTACCGGAGTCCGGTCCACCGCGCTTCCGAGGCCAGGAGCAGCGGCGACCGAGGTCTATCAGCCCGTGGCGCTCACGGCCGCGATGACCGGCGGCACCGACCGGCAACCGGAACGGATACCGGCCAACTGAACCGAGGTCGGCCCACCGCCGTCATCACAGCCCAGCGCGGCCAGCACGTCGTCCTGGGTCGCCTCACCGTGGCGGTGAAGGTGCTGGGCCACGCGGATGACGGCAGGCCAGCAGCTCTCGATCAGCGGCTCGACCGAGGCGCCGAGATGCGGGCCTCCGGCGGCGATCAGCGCCCGCTCGTCCTTATAGCCGCTGCCATTCAGGAGGACGAACAGTTGACGCATGGTCGGTCGCCGCCCGGCGCGCCAGCGCGCCTGCGACCACGGACCGGCATACGCCAGCTCGGCATCGCGGCCCAGCGGCGCATCGGCGAAGGTGGTTGACCCCTCGGTTCTCCACACACGGCTGCTGATGACCGCCGCCGACCGGAGCTGCGCTCCCAGCACCACGCCCGCGACGGCGTGACCGGCTTCGTGTATGCACAGCTCCAGGTGCTCGCGTTCGCGCGGGGTGATGTCGGCCATGGTCAGCTTGCGCCCGCGCTTGGGCTTCGTCATCAGGTTGTCCTTTCGGGTTCGCTCATCGGGACCGGGATCGACGCCGGAGGACGCGGTACGTAACGCTGTCCGCCCTCCGGTCGCCGATCACCGTCCGCAGTGACGACGGGATTCTGAATGTCGTTGTCGTTGTGGTGCCGGAGCGTGCGCTGGACGCGCTCGCGGGCCTTGGCCGACTTGGCATCCCAGCGCGCCGCGGCCTTGTCCATGAGCACCTCCAGGCAGGCCGTGCAGGTGTAGCCGTGGACGGAGCCTTTCCATTGCCAGCAGGGTTTGCCGCACACCTGGCAGACCGGGCCGTCGTAGTCGGTGCTGGTGCTGTGGTCAGCGTCGATAGCGGTCATGGCGGTCATGGCGTTATCTCGACAGCGGCGATCACAGCCTCGTAGCCCACGACCACCGTGCGCTCAGCAATCGCGATGAACGTGTTGGCGCGCTCATCAATCGCCGTGCGGACCTGCACTTGATCCCTCCAGCCAAACGGCTGGCTGGTCGCCACGATGGTGTTCTCCAGGCCATCGACGTACCCGCCGCCGAACACCCAGGTGTGCCCGAGCGGCGAGACCCACTTGGTCCCCGACTTGAGCACCAGGCCCAGTTCCTGGGACGCCCACTGCGCTCCCGCGTGGAAGAACCCGAGCGTGTTGGTGAGCGCCATCGCACCCTCCAGGTAGCCCACCGCCGCCTTGAAGCTGGTCGCCGTCTGGGCAGGACCCAGGTCGGCGGCATCGAGCTTGAGCCGTTCGGCGAACTGCCGCTCGACGGCGACCTGTTCCTCCAGCCGCATGATCTGCTGGGCGCGGGCCATGACCTCGGCCCGGCTGGGTTCGGTCAAATCACACTCGTCCGCAGCCCACACCGTGACCGGCTCGAAGGGATCAAGGATGCCCGGCCGGATGCCCTCTTTGAGCTGGCCGGGTTCGGGGTCGCCGCACCACGGGGCGTCCCAGATGCCTGCGCTGTTCTCGCCGCCGTAATTGCCGGCCGGTCGGACCTCCACACCCATCAGGTGGCGGGCTGGCTGGTCGGTGCTGACCTCCGTCCAGAGCGTGGAGGCGTACAGCCCGAACGCCGTTGGGTTCAGCAGCGGCACCTCGAACGGCACCGGCAGCGGCGTGGGGTAGGTGGTGACGGGCGGGACGGTGCTTGTCATGGCGGTCTCCTTAGGTCTCGATGCCCAGCGCGGCAAGCTCGGCGCGGGCGCGGTCGGTCTCGGTCGGGGCGGGGGTCTGGCCGGTCTTGGCTGAACGAGAACGCTCGTCACGGTCCAGCCGTCGCGCCAGGCTCAGCGCGGCACGGTCAACGTCCCGCAGCTCCGCGTCGAGACGCTCCGAGACCCGGGAGGTCAGGGCAGCGCCCAGCAGCCGGGACAGGTCGTCGCTGTACGGCCGCGCCAGCGCGGTCAGCGTCGCCGCCCACGTTCCGTCCGTGAGCTGCTGGTCGGTGACCTCGGCGGGCAGCTCGGGGCGTTCGGCCAGATCGACCAACGCGCGGACGCTGCGGCCGCGTTCGTCTACTCCCAGATGTTGGCAGCGGCGCTGGGCGTCGGCCCGGGCCAGCAGTGCGGCGGCAGCGCTGACGGCCGCATGGACGGCGTCGGTGATGTCTTCGACGTAGCGCCGGTAAGCGGATGGACGCGGCGCGGCGGCGATGCGCTCGGCCAGCGGGGCAGTGATCTGCTGGACCTCAGCGGTCAGCGACCAACCTCCGGTGTACGTGTGCGTCAGCCCGAGCCGCCGCCGCTCCCGTAGCTGGTCCTGGGTGAACACCGCCGCGGGCTGCGGACGTTGCGCCGCCCGATAGGCCGGGGTGTTGTGGCGGGCGCTGACGGTCACCGGACCACCGCCTCGGCGTAGGCATGGGCGACCGCTTCGGCTGCGTCGGCCTTGTCGAGCAGGACTTCGGCGCGCTCGGGGCTGATACCCATTTCACTCACCATGAACGTGCGCGTCTTCCACCACGACAGCGCGGCGTTGGCCTCGGCGACCCTCGGCCCATCGGTCTCGCCGTGGGACGCCATCGCGCCGAGACTGCCCTTCCAGGAGTCCATCGGCCTGGAGCGTGGATGAACGGGTGGGCGTTGGGCGGCAAGATCGCGGATGGTCGGCATGCCCGCAGAGTAGCCCGCCCGCGTGCAGGCTGCCCACGACGCGGGCCGGTCGGCGTGTCTGGAATGCCTTGCGAGACAATGACTTCCCCGACAAAGGCGGGCAAGTCAAGGCGCTGTACGCCCCGCTGGCGCGATCAACGGCGGTGCCGGTGTGATTCCCCCGGGCGGCGGGATTCTGGTTGGTGCGGAGCCGCACAGCTTCTCGGTCACCCGCGCGGCGCGGCGCTGCTGGCTGCTGTCGGTCGGTCGGTCGGTAGAGGAGGATTACGGGAAGCGCTTGAGCGGGATATCGGGGCTGTCTCGGTTCGACCCGGACACCAGGTAGCTGGGTCGAGTCGCGGTAGTCGGAAGGAACTCATGCCGGTAGTTATCAAGACGGTCAGCGAGGAGTAGGTAGTCGAAGAAGTTCCGAGCGAGGAAAGACAGGTCGGTGTTCCTCACAGCGCCCGCCTTATAGGACGAGTACACACTCTCGAAAACTCGGAAGTACCCGTGGTTTTCGATCTCTGTTATGAGGCTGATAACTTCACTAGGAACGAACGATGAGAGCTCTAGAATCTCTCGGTTTCGCCTCCGGGCACGCTCCATGTGGTGGTAATAGATGGCATCCATCACTTTGTACTTCTGATATCCGCTCGCAGTGACCATCAACAAGTTAGCCTCGGAATCCGGGCCGATCTTGCTACACGTCTCTTCGACGTTCGCCAATGTGTTCTCGCGACTGTTGTCGAACCCCGCTGCTCCGTGCAACATGCCGATAAGGCTCCATGCCTCACCAACGACTTGACCGATAAGCGGAGCCAAGTGGCGGTAGATGTTGCGACGGTCACGTAGCAGCGGAAGACGAACCACAAGAAGGTAGAAGACAAACGCACCAAAGTAGGCGATGGACAGGTCGTAAAACAGGTCGCCGAGCCGCGCACCGCCTCGGAACACCTCGGGAGTGTTGGCGAGGAAGACATGCTGAGCGACGCCGTACAGCAGCGCAGCCCAAGCTAGACCCCATAGCGTTCGATTGAGTGCCCGCTCAAACGGGCTCAGATAACTGAGCGCTGTAGCGCGTTGCCAGCGTCGCTTGAGTCCGTCCCCCATACGTCGATTGTGGCCGATGCAACCCCAGGGGATTGCCCCCGGCGTCGAGCGCTTCGGGCTGGGTCTGAGTCACGGCGCCACCGCCTGCCCGGCCTCGACCTTCGCAAGCGTGCGGTACATCGTCGGCGTGCTGACGCCCAGCATCCGGGCGATCTCAGGCACCGGCTCGCCGCTGGCACGCAGCGCCTCGGCCTGCCTGACCTGACCGGCGTCGAGCTTCTTGGGCCTGCCGACCGGCATGTCGCGGGCCTTGCGCGCCGCCTTGGCCGCAGCCACCCGCTCGCGCTGTAGCTCAAGTTCAAGCTCGGCCATCGAGGCCATAATCCCCATCACGGCGCGGCCTGTTGGCGTCGAGCTATCGACACCCTCGCGCAGCGTGCGGATCACGATGTCGCGGCCCAGCAAGTCACGGGTGGTCAGCATGACCTCGGCGGCGGTACGGCCCAGCCGGTCAACGCCGGTCACGACGATGGTGTCGCCGGGCCGGGCATAGTCGAGCAGCCCGGCCAGGCCCGGGCGCTGCTCGCGGGTACTGGTGCCGGTGAGCTTGTCGGCATAGACCCGGGCGGGGTCCACCCCGGCGGCGGTGAGCGCGTCCGTCTGGGCGTCGAGGGACTGGTGGCCGGTGCTCACACGGGCGTAGCCGAGAAGCTGGCCGGTGGTTGTGGTTGTCATGGGGCTAAGGCTATATCGAAACTCGATGCCGCGCTATTTAGATAAGAGGGGACTTCTGATAATAATGAGCTGGGAATCCTTGTGCGATTCGGCATGTCGCGCAGGCTGTATCGAAACTAAAGTTTCGATACTCCGGTCAGCTACCGCCCGGGCGCGATCAGTCGAGGAGCAGGGACCGGCTCGGCGACCACGCGGCCAGCGGGTCGTAGCCATCGGTGCGCGGCGCCGGCGGTGGATCGGGCTGCGGCCGCTCAGGCTGCGGCCGCTCAGGCTGCGGGTCGGCGGTGGTGTCGGCGTCGGCGACCGGCTCAGGCTCGGCGTCGGGCTGGTCGTCAGCCAGCTCGGCACCACCGGAATCGGGGCTGTACGCCAAGCCGGTCAACGAGACCGGCGTCGGCGGGTCAGGGGGTAGGTCAGCCTGACCCTCACGATGGCGCGCCACGGCCAGCCACTCAGCCAGCTCGTCGGCGGGGATGCCCGACGCCGCCAGCACGCCGCGCGCCACATCGAGCTGCAAGTCCCAGCAACGGATCGCCGGGACCGACGACATCGCCGACCAGCTCGCGCAGCTCCTCGATGGCCTGGGCCTCCAGCTCGGTCGGCGACAGCTTGCCGTCAGCGATGTCCTGCGCCAGCGTCAGTGCCGCGTCCACGGCGTCGCGCTTGGTCGTTGTCGTCACCGTGGTCACTGCTCCAGCTCCTTGGTCTCGATCACTTCGGCGTCCACCACGGCCAGTAGTCGCTGCCGGGCCTCGGCGATGATCGCGGTTGCGGTGGTGTTGATGTTGACGTTGAGGGTCTCCGATCCGATCCCGAACCAGCGCGCCAGATCGGCGTCGTTCGACGCCAGCGCGCGCAGCAGCGAGGCGACGGCAGAAGGGTCGCCCGCAGCCTGTGCCCGTGCCAGGGCGACGGTGCCCTGACCCGACCGGAAGCGGTTGCGCTCCAGCAGCTCGGCGAACACCGCCTCAGCCGATGGCGGCGGGTTGCGGCGGCGATGAGCCTTGTACGCCTGCTGCGCCGCGCCGACCGACGTGAACCCAAGCTCGTCGCGAATCCTCGACCAGGACAGCCCCGCGACGGCGCGGAGGTAGGCCACCTTCTCGGCGCGGGCGCGGGCGTCGGCCAGCGGCATCACCTGGGGCATAACGGGAACCTCCTACCTGAGTCTTACCCGAGACCGTGCAGACGGGCGGGCGGGCCGGTGAGGGTGCCGCAGCCCGTGATCTGGTCGGCGGTCGGCGTCGATGACGGTGCCGCAGCCCGTGTCATGCGATCAGCTCACCCGCCGGTTGTCTGTCTTGTCTAGACCGTCGCCCATCGTCTGCCCCCCGCTAAAGACGGGGGGCTACTAGACGGTGTGGGAAGGTGAATTAGATTCCAACTAGACAGCGGTATACACGCAGGTCAGCACACTAGACGACAACTAGACGAACTAGACGGCGCTAGAGTGCCGTCTAGGAGGCCGCTGAACAAGGCGGTTCTGGTGATTGGCGGGTTGGTGCTCGACGGAGCGTGAGAATCGTAGTGTGGTCAGCTCGATGGCGCTTTGTGGTGGTGAGTGCGTTGTCGGAGCGAAGGAGTGTCCCGATGGCGTGTGTGGGTGCCAGCGCGGGCGCTATCCCGGCTTTTATGCGGTCGCCGGTGCCAGAACCCAGGCTCCCGCTGTGCGGGTGAGACCGCGGCCGAGGAGATTGCGCAGATTGAGCCCGGCGGTGCGCCGAGTCAGCCAGGCGTGGTTTTTGGTGGTGCCGCGGTAACGCAGTGTGAGGCGTCGGCCGCCTCGGGTGGCGATCTGGGACACGACGCGTTCCACATTGGGGCGGTTCGTGCGGTACTGGTCGCGCAGCTCAGGTTGGGTGGCCCAGTCGCGGCGGGCAGCGCGCAGCAGGTCATCACGCGCGTGCAAGGTGAGGGTGCGGCCCGTTGCGGAGGTCGTGCACTGCGTGCGCAGCGGGCAGGCCCGGCACAGCGCACCGAAGGTCACGCTGCGGGCTGTGGTGATCGAGCGGGTGTGCCCGGCAGGGCAGCGCACGGTAGCGCCCTGCTCGTCGACGGTGAAATCGTCCACCGTGAACCCGCCCTCCACAGGCGGTCGCAGCGGCCGGGGTTTGATCACCGCGTCATGCCCGGCATCGGCGATCGCGCCGCGCAGATCCCCTGTGCCGTAAGCGGAATCGCCGTACCACTGCCGGGCTCCTGCCTCTGCGGTGTCAGCGGCCAGGAACTGCTCGGCCACCGCCGCATCGGAGTTCACCGGCCCGGCCGCCATGGTCAGCGCTTCATCGGTGATGATCCCGGTGTCGGGTTCGGCCACCACGTGCGCCCGATACCCATCCCGGCGCGCCTCGGGTGACTTTCGAGTGTGCCGGGCTTGCGGATCGACTTGCGAGATCACCCGGTCCGGAGCAACGCGACGGGCGATGCGCCACCGACCGTCGGTGCCGTCAGAGCCTTCCGCAGGTTCCACATCCTGGCCGGCGACCAGCGCCAGCATCGCCAACGCCTGCGCCACCGACTCCTCGGCGGCGATTTGTGCGTCGATCCCGGCCAGTGCCTCCAGCAGTGCGTTGGCATCATTGACCAGCGCCGACACCAACCTATCCTTGGCGCCAGGCTCGTCCCAGTCGATCACCGGTTTACCCACACCGCCGTAGTCGTGACCGGTGCACACCGCGGCGATCGCCTCCGCGCCGCCGGGCACGATCCGCCCGACCCGGCGGATCGCCGAGATCAGCTGGGTGACGGTGTCCTGGGTGGCCACCGCATCGGCCAGGATCGTCGAATCCACCGCACGCTTCCCCCGACCACGCATCACCCCGGTCTCGGCCACGACCTGACGCACGGCATCGTTGATCCGCTGCGGCCGATCAGATTTCGCCAGACGTTTACGCCAGTACACCAGCGTGGACGGATCAAACCCGCTGTCGTCCAACGCCATCCCGGCCGCGACCTTCCACCGCAGATCGCACCGAACCGCCTCAGCGGTCTCCCGATCCGACAAATCGTGCAACGTCTGCAGCACCAAAACCGAGGCCATCACCGACGCCGGGATCGACGGCCGCCCCTTCCCCGACGGGAACAGATCCTCGAACTCGTTGTCGCTGAACAGATCCTGACGATGATCAGCCAAAAACGCGAACATACTGCCCGGTGTCACCAAGTGACCAAC